CTCGGTCGCCAAGTCCGATGTCGGTTTCAACAAAAAGGTGACCCGTGCGCTCGGGTCCGGTCTGCGCGTCATGCACACCGAAGAGCGCCCCGCCTTCCTCGCCAAGAACCGTTACGGCCTGCCGGACACCCTGCCACTCGCGTGGTCGGATTTCCTCGCAGCCATGCCCCAATCCGAATGAACCGAACATGAAAGGACATGACCATGGCACGTTTTGACGCCGCCTTTGATGCTTCCAGCATCGAGCCTAACACCCCCCAAGAGTTGCTGCCTGCAGGCAAATACCGGGCGCAGATTGTCGAAAGCGAGATGCGCGTCACCAAGAATGGCATGGGGCAGTTTCTCTGGCTGATGCTCGATATCATCGAGGGACCGCATAAGGGACGCAAGATCTTCGACCAACTGAACCTGGTGAATCCGAACCCGACCACGGTCGAGATCGCGCAGCGGACGCTTTCGGCGATCTGCCATGCGACGGGCAAGATGCAGGTCAGCGACAGCGATGAGTTGCACCTGATCCCGATGACGATCCAGGTGACCGTGAAGCCGCCGAAAAACGGCTACGGCGAGAGCAATGCGATCCGCTACATGACGCCGGAACCGGGCACTGTCGCGCCACGGTCCGCAAAACCTGCGCCTGCCGCCGTCGCTGCCGCCCCGGCCAAGATGGCCTCCGCTCCCTGGAACAAGAAGGCCTGATGATCCGCGCTGCTCCAGCCTTGACCGCCGGGGCAGCGCCAACCCCCATCTGAGGAAACTCCCATGACTGATCTGACCAACGCGGCCCCCGTGGCCGTGATCAGCCCCGGCTTGCCTGAAGACCAGCGCCGTCTGATCGACCTCGACGATGATATCGCCAAGATCCGCACACAGATCGCCACTGCCGATCTGGCACGTCAGCGTGGCGGCAAGCCTATCGATCCCGACTGGTTCCACCGGGCCCGCACTGCGTTGCGCCATCTGAGCCGCGAGCGGGCAGAGTTGCTGGCGAAAGGCACTGGCCGCCGTCGCCGCGAAAAGCTGAAGGACGCCCTGATCGGCGTTCTCCGCGATCGCCATGACCCGGAAATCTGGGACGGCATTCTGGCAGAAGCCCAAGTCCGCAGCGAACGGGAGGGTTTGTGATGGCTGATCTTCCTTCACCGCCAACTCCCACACTGACGGCGATCCATGCCACCTATGAGGCACGTCAGGGCGATGGCTTCCGCGACCACCTTGGCGCGTCGATCATCGGCAAATCATGCGCACGCGCCCTCTGGTATGACTTCCGCTGGGTCACGCCCGCACGTCATTCCGGCCGCATCCTGCGCCTGTTCGAGACCGGGCAGATGGAAGAAGACCGTCTGGTCCGCGATTTGCGCGCCACCGGCGCCACGGTTCTGGACGTCGATCCGGACACTGGCCGCCAGTTTCGTGTCAAGGCGCAAGGTGGGCATTTCGGCGGCTCGCTCGACGGGGTGGCTCTGGGCCTGCTTGAGGCACCAAAAACATGGCATGTCCTTGAGTTCAAGACGCATTCGGTGAAGAGCTTCGCCGAACTGACGGCCAAGGGCGTGGCGTGGTGCTCGCCAAGCCCCAGCATGCCGCGCAAATGCAGGTCTACATGCACCTGACTGGCATAACGCGGGCGCTTTACATGGCGGTCTGCAAGAACACCGACGCGCTCCATATCGAGCGGATCGAGGTCGACAGCGCCATGGCCGAGCGTTTGCTGGAGAAGGCTGGCCGCATCATCTTTGCCCAGCATCCGCCGCTGCGGATCAGCGAGGACGCGGCTTGGTTCGAATGCCGGTTCTGCGATCATCATGCCGCCTGCCAAGAGGGCGGGTGTGTTGCCATAACCTGCCGCTCCTGCCTGCATGCGACGCCGGTCGAGAGCGGCTGGCACTGCGCCCGACATGACCGAATGCTTTCGCCAGCCGAACAGCGCGCGGCCTGCGGCAGACATCTCTTCATCCCAGATCTCATTCCGGGTGAGGCCATCGATGCTGCGGACGACATCGTCACGTACCGCATGGTCGACGGCAGCACTTGGGCAAACGACGCCCGCATCACGGAGGTTGCGCCATGCTGACCCTGCGCCCCTATCAACAGGCCGCGATCACCGCGATTTACGGCTATTTCGAGACCAACACCGGCAATCCGCTGGTGGTCATTTCAACCGCCGGTGGCAAATCGCTCGTCATGGCCGCCTTCATCGAAGGCGTGCTGAAGGTCTGGCCCGATCAGCGCATCCTGATTGTCACCCATGTGCGCGAGTTGATTGCGCAGAACCATGCCGAGATGCTGGGTCTCTGGCCTGAAGCCCCCGCCGGCATCTATTCTGCGGGCTTGGGCAAGCGCGAGGTGCAAGCCCGCATTCTTTTTGCCGGCATCCAGTCGATCCATCGGCGGGCGCAGGAGATTGGCCACACCGATCTGGTGCTGATCGACGAGGCCCATCTGATCCCCGGCAAGTCCAAAACCATGTATCGCTGTTTCCTCGATGCACTGAGCGCCATCAACCCGGCCCTCAAAGTGATCGGCCTCACGGCCACACCCTTCCGGCTCGACAGCGGCATGCTGAATGAAGGCGACGCGGCGCTCTTCACCGACATCGCCTATGAGGCCCCGGTCCGCGACCTGATCGACCTGGGCTCTCTCAGCACGCTCGTCTCAAAGCAGCCCAAAACCCGGCTCGATGTCAGCAGCGTTGGCACACGGGCTGGTGATTTCATTCCCCGTGATCTGGCGGCGGCCGTCGACCAGGAGGCGATCACCCGTGCCGCGGTCACCGAGATCATCGAATACGGCAAGGATCGCCGGTCCTGGCTCGCCTTCTATTCGGGTGTTGAACACTCCCGTCACGTGGCGGAAGAGTTTCAACGTCGTGGTATCCGCTGTGAGACGATCTTCGGAGACACGCCAAAGGACGAGCGCAACGCAATCATTGCCGCCTTCAATCGGGGTGACATCCGGGCGCTGGCGTCGATGGGTGTCCTGATTACCGGCTTCAATGCCCCGGCGGTCGACCTCATCGCACTCCTGCGCCCTACGAAATCCGCCGGGCTCTATGTGCAGATGGTCGGTCGGGGCACGCGTCTCGCGCCCACCAAGGAAAACTGCCTGATCCTCGACTTCGCCGGTAATGTGCGCCGCCATGGCCCGATCGATCTGGTGCGCCCCAAGCGGCAAGGCGAAGGCAGCGGCGGAGAAGCACCCACCAAGGTCTGTCCTGAATGAGAGAGCATCATCGCGCTCTCAGCCACCGAATGCCCGGACTGTGGTTATGTCTTTCCGGCGCGCGAGGTGAAGATCGCCCCGACTGCCGCAACGCTGCCAGTCCTCTCACCGAAAACACCCCAATGGCTTCCGGCCTTGGCGTGTCCTACAGCCGTCACGACAAGCTGGGCGGGCAACCATCACTCAAAGTCACCTACGGCTGCGGCCTGGAACAGCCACAGCGAATGGGTCTGCTTCGAACATCAGGGCTATGCCCGCCAGAAGGCGGCCGACTGGTGGCGCAAGCGCGCACCGGGTCTGCCCGTGCCGCTCAGCGTGGATGCAGCCATCGCGCAGGCAAGCCGCCTTGCACGCCCCAGCGAAATCTCGGTCGGTCCCTCGGGCCGCTATTTTGAAATATCCGGCTACAGGTTCGATCCATGCGCCAAACCCACCCCGGCCTTTGCGCTGTCTGCCACCGGGAACCTCGCGGCTTTGGCTGGTTCAATCGGGGCTTCCGCATCGCGGACCGAAGGCGAGACACCAGTCGCAAGTTCCTCTGCTGCCTTGCCTGCCAAGACATCTGCCACGGGAGGACGGGCATGATCGATCCCACCCCGAACGAGGGCGAGGCGATGACCGTCGGCGGTCAGCAGGGCGGCGAGTACCTCGAGAGCATTGGAAAGTCCGATCTTGCCACCCTGACCGAGACCGAGTGGGGCCACTTCATCGACGCCGTCGTAAACGGCTATTGCGATCACCTGCGTGCGCTTGCGGGCAAGGACCGTGCCCGGCTCGACGCGATGATCCCCGAGGTGCCCTTCTGATGAATGGCATATCCAACAGGGCGCGCTTTGGCGCGCGACTGGTCACCAACGGCTTTCGCATTCTGCCAATCGCCCCCGGTACCAAAAAGCCCGGGCGCTTCCAACGCGGGGAATGGGCGGATTATCCGGAATGGAATCGCCATGCCGAACGGCCAACCACAGATGTGGAAGTGGTCACCTGGTCGGCATGGCCGGGTTGCGGCATCGGCATCGTGGGCGGCGCTGTGGCGGCGGTAGACATCGACATTGTCGAGGATGCAGACCTCGCGCTCCGGATCGAGCAATTGGCGCGCGAGCGGCTGGGAGACACGCCAGCACTTCGCATCGGCTGGGCTCCGAAACGGATGCTGGTCTATCGCGCGGTCGTTCCCTTCCGGGGGATCAAGCGCCATCCGCTGGAAGTGCTCTGCCTTGGCCAGCAGTTCGTAGCCTATGCCATTCATCCCGAAACCGGTGCCCCCTATGCCTGGCCGGAAGAAGGACTGGCGGACCTTGACATCACGGCCCTACCGGAAATCACGGCAGAGGCGGCAGCGGCGTTCCTGGACGAGGCACACGCGATGCTGCCCGAGGCCTTACGGCAGCGCGGATTGACCATCGCTTCGCCTGTGGCCGAACACCTCCGCAGCCACAGCCAGAGCGGCACCTTGCCCGCGATCGCGGCGGCGCTGGAATGGCTGCCGAATGCGGATCTTGATTATGACAGCTGGATGCGGATCGGCATGGCGCTGAAAGGTGCGCTTGGGGAAGCTGGGGCCGATCTCTTTGCCGACTGGTCCACGCAGGCCGCGAAGGATGTGCCCGTAACCACGGCAAAGGCTTGGGCCAGCTTCAGGCCCGACCGGATCGGTGCGGGCACGATCTACCATCTCGCCATGGAACGCGGCTGGCAGCCCGATGCCGAGATGCGTCTCGACGGTAGCATCCTCGATGAGGCCGATCACCCAGCTGCAGCCCTTCTGTCCAAGCTCGATATGACGGCCACAGATGTCGTTAGCGCGCCAGTTGCCCCAAGCTACAATCTGACCATGCCCGACGGGCTGGTTGGCGATCTGACCGATTACATGCTGTCGACCGCCCGGCGTCCACAACCGCTTCTGTCGCTCGGCGCCAGCCTCTGTGCGATCGGGGCGCTGATGGGGCGGCAATACCGGACCGAGAGCAACCTGCGCTCGAACCTTTATGTCGTCGGCATTGCGGACAGCGGTTCGGGCAAGAATCACGCCCGCGAAATCATCAACGAGGTATTCTTCGCAGCAGGGCTTGCCCATCACCTCGGTGGCAACAAGATCGCGTCGGGGGCAGGACTGCTGACTGCGTTGCATCGGCAGCCAGCGATCCTGTTCCAGATCGACGAATTCGGCATGTTCCTGTCGGCTGCAGCGGAT